ACTTCTCATCATGAAGGCAGGGGACTTATCATCTCCTGCCTATTTTTTATTTAGGAGATGATTTATATGCAAGTTTCGGTTATTGGGAGTTTAGCGAACCAAACCTTAGCAGAAAGTTCTAAGACAGAAGCAGATGCGATCGGTGGAGTTGTGACATTCTCATCCGTAGTAGATTGTATAGAGATTTATAATTCCGATGCTGTAAACACAGGCACATTTAACGTAAACGGTATTGATATTGTAGTACCTCCATCCAGAGTGTGGAAAGATGCCATTGGTGGTGCGCCAAGTACAGAGGTAACGGTTTCAGGATCAACAACATATATCCTGAATCGGTTTGTATAGGGGGGTGTGACGGATGGGATTTAACAATGATACTCCAAGTATAATTAATTTAGGAGTTCCAAAGACCGATTTTGATGCACATAAGGTGGAAACAGCGAAGTATAAACTTTCTTGGATAAACGCGGTTGAGTATGGGCTAGATAACAAAGCAACAAGCGGGACTAGTGTTACTAACAGTCAAAAGTTACAAGAAATTATAAATATGATTGGTGCAAACGGAGGAGTTATTTATTTCCCTAGCGGAAAATACTATTTTAATGGCGGTGTATTAATAAAAAACAGTAATATTACTTTTACTGGTGATGGTGTTGCGACTATTTTCGAAGATTACACTATAGGGTCGTTGTTTAAGATAATAGGTAAAAGCATCTACGAAGGGGATGTACATTTAAAACACGTACACTTTAGGGATTTGAAAATTACTCGGCAACAACCCTATAGTTTAGAAAGCAAATCAGCAATAGTATGTGAATGTGTTACAGCATTTTTGATGGAGAATTGCTGGATAGCAGGTAGCGGGTCCTTTATGGATTTCAATGAAACTTTTGATTCCCGAATAGCGAACTGTGAATTCGACCTGTCCGGAAGATTGTGGAAGGCTAACGTAGAAATACCAAATGATACAATTGACGACTACACGCCTACAATAAACTTTAATTCGCAAATTGTGTCATATGATCAGGAAGGTTACGAAACTGTTGGATATACGCTAGAAACAACCAACCAGATATTATTCACTAAATGCAGATTTGAATCCTTTTCAGGTGGTGCATTAAACTTCGTTGGTGGCAGTAATGGCATTAAACTAAACCAGTGCAAATTTGAGTCAAAACGAGCAACAGTGCCATTTATTATTATAAAGAACGGTAGTGTGTCTGGTTTAACTTTATCAGATTGTTATATGTGTACATTCGCAACTAGTTCTAATGCTGGTTTAATTTATATTAGCAGTGGAGTGTATAACTCATCATTCGATATTAATGTATCAGTTGAAGAGGCCGATGGATTGAGAGTATTTAACGGTGATGCAATAACTATCCTAACCTCGGTTGATAGCAGTTTTGGTGGTAATCTATTCAATCTATTTTTTACTCCTTCTTATACAGATGGCGTAGCAAAAATAAACAGCTCAAATTATTTGATTAGTTGTAATCCGAATAAAGAGTTGCTATATACACAAGGTAATGACGTAATATTGCACTTAAATAGTAATTATGGTGGCTCAGCGTTTACGGGGAGCTTGCTTCAGATTATCAATTCAGTCCCGACACATGGCTTTAATCGAAAGGGTGACGTGATAAAATTTACAGAGCCAGATTTAGATGGATATACTAACGCAATATGTACTGTGACAGGAACTCCAGGAACGTGGAAAAGATTCGGATTGATTGAAGTGTAGTAGTTCGCAGCTGATGACCAATAACATTACGAGTATAAATACTCCATAAAACCTTCGCTAAAGATACAAAACCCGACGTTCACTAGAAAGAGGTGATAATATTGCCCGAAACGGTCCAAAACCTATTTCTAAAAGCCCGAACACTCCTCGATGAATACTCAGACGATGGGGTTATTATCCCTGATGCTGAAGTTATTGATATGCAAGGTAAATCAATCCTCCTATGTGATATGGCACACAAAGAGTTATATGAACAATCGAGACTAGACTTAACCAAAACGGAGCCCGACACGCTCACAGCCATTACAGATTTAACCGAAGTGAACTATAAAGCAGATCAAGCCATTGTCTACTACGTAACGGCACGCCTCGCACCTTTTGAGAATAAGGAATTAGTCGTTTTCTTTGAAGACAAATATGAGCAACTCAAACGAAAGTGCGTGAATAAAGCGTCTGAAACTGAAATCTTAGACGTATATGCACCATTAGTCGAGGAGGTATAAAATGTCATATACACCAAGCAGACCTCCTGATCCTATCGAGATATCTCGTTTTCTTGGAATAAATCAAGCAGTTGGGGAAACTGAAATCGAAATCGGTCAGGCAACTTCGCAGGTTAACTGGCGAATCACGCAGAACTACAAGCCACAAAAAAGGTTAGGCCACAAAACCTTCATTGACTACGCAAACACAAAAGATGTCAATGGTATGTGGGCCGGAACAATCGGCGGAAAGAGCGTCCTCATCTCCTGTAATGATGGCAAAGTTTATGAGTATGATTTCACCGCAGATACTAACACGGAGATAGGAACACTAACGGATGCACGAACAACCATCTTCTACTTCGACGGAAAGCTCTACTTCCTCAATGGAGTAGAGTACAAAGAATATGACGGAACAACCTTCAAGGATGTTGAACCATATACCCCTACTATATCAATCGGAACGCCGCCGGAGGGTGGAGGCACAGCCTATGAACCCATTAACCTTCTCACAGGTAAGAAGAAGCAGGAATTCTTCGCCAATGGTACAGCAACAGCCTATCAATTAGCAGAAAAAGGACTAGACGCTGATCTCTTAACCTGTACTATTGATGGAGTAGAGAAGACGGAAGTAACACATTTCACAGTCAATAGAACGACAGGAGTGGTCACCTTCTCGTCTGCTCCTGCTGATGAAGTTGAAGTGATTATAGGATGGACTAAAGTAGAATCTGGAAATGCAGACATCGTCAAGAAAAATAAATATGCTATGATAAACGGCCCTGGCAATGACACGGCCATTTTTTTATGGGGAAATCCAGATCACAAGAACAGAAGAACATGGTCCGGTACACTCAAAGCAAATTACTTCCCTGTCATAAACTACACTTATATTGGCTCGGATGAATTCGCCATCACTGATATAAAACCTCAATATTCTCGACAAATCATCTTCAAGGAGAACGGAACACACTTTAGCTATCCAGAGTGGAACACGGTAGCAGAGGCTTGGGACTATCCTGTTTATGATCTGAATGAGAAGGTAGGCAATGAGGCTTACAATGCTGTGCAGATCGTCAGAAACAACCCTGTAAGCCTTGCAAAACAATCATGGTGGGAATGGACATCAACCGCAGTAGAAGACGAGAGAAACGCCGAAGTAATCAGCGAGAGACTAAGGCAATCCCTATCAGCAATAGATTTAACCAAAGCAATAACCTTCGATTATCAGCGAGAGAAAGAGTATTGGTGCAATGTTGAAGATATGGTGTATATCTGGAACTACGGAAACAACACCATGTATATCTATGACAATGTTAGTGGTACGTGCTTCCTTGATATAGATGGTCAGGTTTACTATGGATCTCAGGGTACAATAGAGCGATTCGAGGGAACGGATGATAATGGCGTATTAGTCAATGACGATATCATTACAGGCTTTAACCATTGGGGATCGCTTGAGCTTCGCAAGAACTCAAGGGAAATCTTCGCTTCAATCCTTCCCGATGCCCAAACATCACTAAATGTCTACTATAGAACCAATAGGCAAAACGATTGGAAACCCATCAGCAAATTAATCGAGTATAGACTCCTCGATTTCAACAACATCAATTTTGATAAATTCTCTTTCCTGACAAACAGAAACCCTCAAACATTCCGCAGAAAGATAAGGGCCAAGAAATATACTTATATTCAGTTTAGATTGACGAACGGTAAACTAGGTGAAACCTGCACTATCCTTGCTTTTAAGGTAGGCGCAGAGGAGCAGGGGGCTACAAAATGACACTAATTAGACCTGAATTTCCAGTTAATAATATTCAAAGTCTTGAAACCATTGTTCAGGGTCAATCCCTTGCAGTAAGGGCGTTATTTGATAAAACAGGGGCAGATGCTAAAACTTATTTAATAGCCTTATGCGATCAGTTAGACTTAGATTTTGCAACAAAACTAGATTTAGTCAATGCTATTTTAGGTGAATTTCCAGATGGGTCAATACTTGATATCAAACTTTCAGATGTTGCGGGGCAAATTAAGGAACGACTTGCTTCGTTTATTGCGACAAAAGGAGTAGCAAACGGACTTGCTAGTTTGGGTGCAGAAGGAAAAATGCCAACGGCTCAAATGCCTGTAATGATAAGAGGCGTGTCAACACAAACAGCGAGTTTTCCTGTAAGAACTGGTGCAGGGCCATACGTTTACACCTATGTAACCATCACTATTCCAATAACAGAATCAATGGACGAGGTTGATATTGAAGTTGGGTCGGCACAAATGAAATTATTCAGAGGGCTTAATTACGCCATTTTAAATAATTACAGCATATCAAGTCAGGAGGGTTATGTTCCAAGGATAACACCTGTTAATACAGGGCTTGGCGAAACAGCCGATACGCCTGTTGGCATTGCTAATGTAGGAACGTTCTTTGCAGGCACAAGCATTAAATTGTCGGATGCTTATATATCTGGTAGCAATTTAATTATAAAAGCGTACAACAGTACAAGTTCGGTAATAGACGGTGTATCTCAAACCTTTGAGTATATAGCAAGGGGGTAAATTATGTATTTCATTTCTACAAGTGATAATAAAATAACGTCAAAGAACGAAATTTCAGACCTTCTTGAGTTACCAGAAGGATACCGAGAAATAACAAAGGAATTATACGATTCTATAGGAGTAATTCCATGCTCATTTACGGAGGTTAATGGAGAAATCACAAGCATCGAATACATTGAACCAATATCCACATCCGAACCACTAGACCAAAAATCAGACCTTGAGATATTGCAGGAAAAGTACACCGCGCTCCAAGGAGCTATGGATTTTGTCGTAATGAACTTTTAGGAGGAAATACAATGGAGGTGAACAAGATGGCTCTATATCTTGCAGAAGGAATCGAAGAAGGAAGACTTGATTATTTAGCAGTTTTTAAGATTTCTCGGTATACGACATTGAAGGATTCGGTTGATGCAATGCTAGTGGCTGATGGTTTTCAGGATAAAATCGCACCTATAGAGGGCTAAACACCCTCTTTTCTTATGTCTCGAAAGGATGGTGAACTATGGCAGTTAAAACCATAAAAGGTGTTGGTAATGTCACGGAAGACAAGGGTGGAATGACGGTCGGAACAAAAAGCGGCTCCTATAATGCCAATACAGGGACATATTCTATTAAAGATTTAGCGACAGGCAAAACCACAACAGGCTCAGGAACGCAAGCTGATTATGATAAAGCCTATAGTTCCTACGGTGGCGGCTCATCAGGTGGAGGTGGTGGCTCATCCTCAAGAAGTGCATCACCCTATCAAGACCAATTAAATGCACTCAAGCGAGCTCAATTAAAAGCTTCAACGGCTGCACTCGACAAACAACGTAATTCATCTCTCTCTAACCTAACAGCAGAACGCGCAGTAATCGAACCAACCTATCAAAAAGAGAAGATGCAAGCAGGAGTCACAGCAAAACAAACAGCACGAAGTTTTGATGAATATATGGCACAACGTGGGGGTAATCGTTCAGGCATAGCCGGACAAGGACAACTCCTTAATAATATGGCTTATCAAAGGCAATATGGAGAGTTAGGGCAAGCGGAGGCAAGCGAACTGTCGGATAATGCTCGAAGGGTAACGGATGTCAACAATGCTTATGAATCAGATTTAGTGGGAGCAGAGGCGGGAATACAAGCGCAATACCTTCAAAACTACCTGCAACAGATGAACCTAGATAGGCAATATAATCAATCAGAAAGTCAATTCAACGCCAATCTAGGACTGCAGCAAGCAGGATTGACCGGAATGTACAACGGCGAACAGACTCTTCAAGCTAGGACTGCCGAACAGGATCAAGCCTATAGAATAGAGAGTCTACAACTACAAAAAGAGGCTCAGACGTGGCAACAACAATTCCAAGAGAAAGGCTTTACCGCAGATGAAGCATATAGGGCAGCACAGATGAAGTTCCAACAAGAACAGGCAGCTTTAGATGAGAAGTATAGATATGCAACACTGGCAAAGTCGGGTAGTTCAGGAGGGGGTGGTAGTAGGAGTAGTTCAAAGAGTAGTTCGGGAAGTAGTGGAGGATATAGCACTTACGAAAAGCTAAGTAATGCCAACTCTGCAACAAGGACTATGGCCGAACAATTAGCGGCGGCATTAGGAAGTGGCGCAACTGTTCCAGAATTAAACAATGATATAGATGAAATGGTCAAGAACGGAACGGCGGCAGCCAAGAAGTACGATGTACAACTTCTCAAGAATATGACAAACAGTGTCCCGATGGATAACTGGCAGTATCTACCCAGGTAAGGGGGAATCTTATGACTATGTGGCTCAATCCTCGTGGATCTAAATATAAAAACCCATTTGAAGAAAAAGCTAAACTTGCCAAAGAGAACATTGAATATATTAACCCTGCACCTGTCTTTACTACCCCTGTTAAATCTCCCCCTATGTCATTTTCGACCAACCAACTTATGCCCTCTCATGCTCTTGCGAAATCCGCACCAGACTACAAAAGTGCGTTCATTAAAGGTACTCTTGGATCACTAACAGGGAGAGCATTAACGCCACTAGCCGAGAAGATAACAGGGAGGAAGGTGGACCTCTCCACTCTTCCTGAACCTGAAACATTCGGGCAAAAAGCTCTCTCGTTTGGTAGTGGGATGGTTGCGGATCTTCCTTTATGGATCGGGGGGGATGCGCTACTAGCTAAACCCCTAGGAGCATTGGCGAAAACTGCACCTATCTCTAGGGCAACAGGACTTTTGCCAAAAGCATTAACCCCTGCATTGGGAACAGGTGTAAGAGCAGGGACAACCTACGGACTACCAATCAACGCATTAGAAACTGCCATGAATAAGGATGGCGCAGAAGGATTCGCAGAGAGAGTCAAAGAAGCCCCATTAATGGCGTTGGGTGGTACTGTTTTACATGGCGCAGGACAATTAGCTTTAAGGGGAGCTAAGACCGGAATTGACTATTCTAAATTTAACAAGCTGACAAAACTACCAGAAATGAAATCAAATCCCCTTGATGATATTCAAAACGCTTACCGAAATCCTATTACCAAGATGGATGCCCAAACAAATCTATTAGCTCAAAAACAACCAAGTCCAAACTATAAAATCAAAAGCACCACAACACCACAACAACGAGCTTATGAATTAAGGCAATCGGAGTTAAATAAGGTATTTAAAAACCTTCCTATAGGCTCTGTAGATACGCCTATGGCACGCAAAACATTGCAGGAGGGGATTGATAATTCTTTAGGTATTGGTAAGCGTACTAAATATGAGGGCTTAGATGCGTTTGGCAAACCTATTAAGTCTTATCGCAAGAATACCGATATCGAAGAGATTACTACCCGGATGAATAAGCAAGTTGACGATATCGAAACCATGATAAAGCAAGCCGATGAGCAAACGCCTATAGGGTCTATTCGCAAGAAGATCAAGGATATGGGCGGCATTAAGCAGGCAAACGATGGGATATTTGAGGAACGCAAGGTTATACCAAATTGGATTCGCAATGACCGCGCCGGGCGGCCACTGGACGAGGTTTCCGATACATTAGGTATGTCGAGTGACGAATTGTTAGCAGCCATTAGTGATTCTGCTTATAAGCCAAAAAATTATCGAGCAGAGGCCGAAGCTTTGGCATTGAGGGACCCTGAATATTCGGCATTGGATAATACGTTGCAGATGTTGAAGAGTGAGTTACCTGGGAAAAGAACGCTTGATACTATGCCAAAACTAAAACGAAGAGAATTACCCCCCAAGCCATTGACTAAGACAAACTTCGACGAAATGGCAAAGAGTGACGATTACTTTATACGAACAGTGCGGACACCTAGTAAAGATTTAGCTGGGCGTAAAAGCACCCCATCAGGGCCATTAGGCATAGATATGGGCCTTGGTACAGAAGCGCATAGCGGTATTACTGGATTTAAATTAAAGGACGCTCCTAGGCTTATCGAATGGATGAAGCGTGAAGGATGGGAACATCCTAACGTAGCAATTTACAAGGGTAAGTATTTGGGAGATGGACCGCACCGTTTAGAGGCAGAGTTTAAGGCAGACAAGTTAATAGGGTCAATGCCTGTATCCGCATTCAAAGAAGCTAATGGAGATGTCTTCAAGGCATTAACGAAGCAGGGTTTAACTAGTGGAGATGTTGCAAAGCAACAAATATTAAGCCTATCCGGCACACTTCCCCCTAACACTCCACCAAAACCTAAACTGAATGTTCCCCTTAAACCAAGGGAAACTAAAAACACCGGGCGTTTAACGTGGACTAATAAGGATAAAATTCCAGAACAACAGCCTATTCGTAGCGAAGTTCCGGCAGAACAGCCTAGAGCAGAGAACAATGCCGGATTCGCTCATGAAGTGATCGAACCACGTATACCCATGAGATTGCAAACATTCAATAATAGCATCCCGGAGTTACCGGACACAGCAAAGCATATAGTAACGAGAACTGAAAGGCAGCCTATTAATGCCGAAGCCATTAGGACAAACGCATATATCAAGACAACGGATAACCTGCACCGTTTTAATCAACTTGATAAGTATGTTGAAGGTATAACCGGACAAAAACTCTCCCCTCAAGATAAGTCCTATATGTTGGCCTTGAACAGCAAAGGAACCGGGAGCATAACGAGTCATATCCTAGAGGAAAATCTAGTCAACTCAAAGGGTGAGGTAATCGGGGATTCATTGAAATCAATCACAAAGAAGCTGAAAAACAAAAAGGTAGCAAAAGAGTTTGATGATTATCTAGTCAATAAACACGCTATTACGAGGATGCAATTAGGCGAGAAGGTATTCCCGGACGAAATGAATATGACCCCCGGAATGTCAGAGGCCAAGGTTAGGGAGTATGAGTCTATACATCCTGAATTCAAAGAGCTATCAACTAAGCTTTACGAGTACCAAAATAAATTAAGTAAAGCATGGTTGGTTGATACTGGAATTGTATCGCCGGAAGCGTGGGGCAAATGGATCACGGAAAACCCCCACTATGTACCCAACAATAGATTCTTTAGCGAATTAGAAAAGACTCCATTTAACGGAACAAAAAGAGGATTCGCAGGGCAATCTAATCCGGTTAAGGCTCGAACCGGATCACAAAGGCAAATCATAAGCCCTTTAGAAGTTATCATGGAGCATACGGAACAGTATGTTAAAGTTGCAAAACGTAACGAAGTTATGCAAACGATTATTCGCAATCTCAAGAAGAACCCCGAAGAATTCAAGGGATGGGCCGAAGTAATACCGGATAACAAACAGCTTAGACAAGGATTTATGGATGATATTAACCAGGTCCTTGAAAGGGATGGTATCGACGGAGTTGTAGAATCATTCAATCGACAGTTTGATGATGTTTTTAATGCTAAAAAACAAAGGCTTGATCTTGGTAATATCGTCACCGGGTTAATAGATGGTGAAAAAGTACACGTAAAAGTTAACGATCCCCTTCTTCTTGATGCCCTAACGAACCTTAAACCACAAGCTCAACAGATAGTGATTGCAGCACTCGGCAGAGTAACAAGTGTCATGAAGAACTTAACAACCGGGATTAACCCTATGTTTGGCCTAGCTCGTAATATTTGGAGAGACATACCAACGGCCTACATTAACTCAAAGAGTACGAACAATCCCTTTGTATTTGGTAAAGACTTATTAGGATCAATCATTGACGTTGCAGGAAATAAAGAGCTTTATAAGTCCTACAAGGCTATGGGTGGGGGTTATGCCTCTAGTTCAGTTTCATCTAGTCGCAATACACTAGCAGAAAGCAAAGCAAGACTATTACCCGGCTATGCCGTAAAACATCCTTTTAAGACAGCATTAGGAGGATTGGAGAGACTCAACAATACTGTGGAAACAGCCCCAAGATTAGCAGAGTTCAAGAGGATTTCTAAGGCCGGAGATTATTCTAGTAAGATTAAAGGGCTATACGAAGCGAACGATGTTACAACAAACTTTAGCAGGACAGGGAATATCATTAAAGAAGCGGACTCCGTCATGCCTTACCTGAATGCAGCTTGGCAAGGTATAGATAAGTTTAGAAGGACATTCCTTGATAATCCAGTGCAAGCAAGTGCTAAAGCCCTTACTGCCGTGACATTCCCCTCAATCATGTTGTATCAACTCAACCACAATAATCCTGCTTATCAACAATTGAGCGATTACATCAAGGATAATAACTTCTTAATTCCAAAGAGTAATGGAACATTCCTGAAGATACCTAAGCCTAGAGAGATTGGCGTTATATTCGGGAGCTCGGTTGAAAGAGCTATGAGGCAATGGCAAGACAGTGACCCGGATGCTTTTAACCGATTCATGGAGACGGTAAAAACAAACTTTATGCCCCCTACGAGATCAATCCTTGCACCATTAAATGACGTTCGTTCCAATAAGGATTTCATGGATAGACCGATTGTTTCCGGCTCCGTTTCCCGGTTATCCCCTTATTTGCAGTTTGACGAGAAAACGAGCGAACCTGCTAAGATGTTAGGCAAAGCGATTAATAAATCACCTCAAAACATAGATTACCTAGCAAAGAGTTATTTAGGGGGAGTTGCTCAACTTGGTATCCCGGCACTAACCAAAAATGCAAGTGTAGCAGGAACATTAAAGAAGCAAGTCACCGCGGACCCTGTTTTCTCAAGTGATGTTTTAGGCGATTTCTACACCACCAAGAATAGGATAGACACTAGCGCAAGTGATTCTAAGGCAACAGGAGATAAATCGTTAGAAGTTGGGCAGCAGTACAAAAAGCTATTCAATAAGACTAATGATAAACTGAGTGATATTCGCAAGGAAGTCGATAGAATTCAAGCAAGCGATTTATCCAGGGAAGAAAAGGAATCACGAATTAGGGCATATCAAATCCAAATGCTCAAACTAGCCAAGGAAACCAATGATAAATTTAAGGCAAAATAAAAGAGAGGGTTTATTCCCTCTCAAACTTTTTGGGTTTATCATCGTCCTTGACTATGGCGAAGAACAAAAACAATGCGCTCACGCCTATTATCCATACCCACTTAAAGACAGATCCACCAAACATATCACCAAACAAGACGAAGATTATAAATAACCCGGTTATCAATACCTCTTTCTCCTTACTCTTCATACTGATTTATCACCTCCATTCCTTCCTGTTAAATACACGCTACAACAAAACAACAACAATACAACACCTTGAAAAACAGTAAGCTCAATCACGTATCCCAACACAATAAAACAAATCAACCAAAGCATTTCCAACCTCCTGTAAAATTCTGCATTTGTATATTCTATCATTTGTGTTACGATCTTTCTACTAAGGCTAGGCTAAGCCGATCACTTAGCGACAAACGCTCTTTGTCCGGGCGGCCTTAGTATTTCGGACAATCCCACTGACAAGGGGTGCATATCGCATCCAAGGAAGAGCATCGAGCAATTGATGTTCTTCTTCTTTTTACCTGAAAAGGGGTGCGCTATGAAAAAGGATTATACACCATTAATAATCGGAATACTGACTATCGTTTTTTTATTTACAGCATTACTTATTCTTTATGCAAGAACATGTGAAAAAATAGACATCAATTCAGCAAGTATGGAGGCTTTAATTTCATTGCCGGACATAGGGCCAGTATTGGCAGGGAGAATAATAGACGGCAGGCCATACCGTGACATATATGAATTAGATAAGGTAAAAGGAATAGGACCAGACACCATTGAGTCTATCAAGAGTAAGGCTGTGGTAAGGGAGTGGTAGCTTGGATAGATTGATTCAGTACGGAATAGAGAACAACCTTATATTTTTATCACTGTTTGTTCTATCAATAGGAGGCCTAACATGGCTCGTAAAATGGATACTTAAAACCAATGATGAGCGAGAATCGAGATATATTGCAACGATTGATAAATTGTCCGACAGCTTAGAAGTTGTCAAAGATGTCAAGACATCCGTCGAGCGGATTGAACGCAAACTTGAAGTAAGGAACTAAAGGTCAAGTAAGAAAAGGAGACTATAGTTATGCCAAGAATTTATATTTCACCATCAACCCAAGAACACAATATAGGCGTATCCCCATTCTCTACGGAAGAAACGGAAATGAGCGTAATTGCCGACATCCTCATGCAACTACTAGGAGATGATGGCAGATTCGAGCTTAAACGCAACTCCCCTTCTATGACACCCCATCAATGCGCTTATGACTCAAACGCCTTTAAATCAGATATCCATGTAGCGATTCACAGTAATGCAGGTGGGGGAGAAGGGACAGAGGTCTACGCCTACGGAGCAGGTTCAAACTCCGATAAACTTGCAAAGTCCCTATACAGTAAGATCGCTCCTTTATCCCCCGGTAAAGATAGAGGCGTGAAGTACGACAAATCCCTAATTGAAGTAGGAAACACAGTAAAGGCAACATCATGCCTTATTGAATTAGCTTTCCACGACAATAAAGCTGATGCAACATGGATAGTGAACAATGCTCCTCAGATCGCTCAAGCACTCTATGTGGGGCTGTGTGACTACTTTGGATATAGTTCTAAGGGTTTGAGCGTTACACCTCATGTATCGCGTTCTGTGCCCTCTGGTAGCGTTCAGACAGACAAGATAGCTCAAGCAATCGCTTTATTTGAACAGGGTATTAAATTACTGAAAGGAATTGATTAATATGAAAGATAATGCAGCCACAATATTAGCAGTAGGTGGAGTTGTCGCAATCATACTAGGAGTGATTGGAGCATCCATCGCCACAGGTAATACGTTAGACACTGAAACAATCAACATGGGAGTAACTGGCCTGATCGGATTCGCGGCAGGTGGAGTCGTTGGAACTGTAGTTAACAAATAAGCCTTTTTTCTACGTTGAAAATATGGTATAATACAATCAATAGATGATCGTTGGTTCGACTCCAACCTGCTCACAATGCTATCTAGTCGGTCATGGCTTACCGTGAGACTAAATAAAAAGGCTAGTGTTACTATCTAGTTGGCGTGAGTGGTAGCCAAGTGGTGCTTCAGTAATTCCCAATGGGTTAAGTGTACAATTAACCAAATTTGGGTGAAAGCTAAAGGCGGTCTTAATAAAAATGTTCAGCCCTGTCATTTAAGTTGGCAGGGCTTATTTTTTTTATACTCAACAATTTTGTCCAAATTAGTCGCTACATTAGTCGTTCTTTACTTAGTCGTTGACTTAGTCGTTATAAACGACTAACGTACAAGCAATAAAGCCTATATCTACAGGATATTTCTCAAGAAAAAGAGGGGTTAAGGGGGAGAGGATTAAGGGATTACAAAGGGACAAAGGGGTGGGGGGGAAGAAGGGTGGGAATCACAAAAATGATAATGGGTCCAAGCATATACCATTTTTCCGTATCTCAAAATGTAGATGTGGACCCGATGATCTTCCAGTAGTTCCACAACTCCCTATTTTACCCCCTTCAAGCACAGGATATCCAACTTTAACTGATAGCCCTTTAAGGTGAGCATAAACCGTTTGTAACCCCTTCCCATGGTCTACGATAACCATATTTCCATAGATATCATGCCAACCTACATACGAAACATCACCTTCTTTAGATGCTTTTACTGGAGTTCCTTCATTTGCTCCTATGTCGATCCCATGATGTAGTTCGCCTTTGAATAGTTGCGTTATCTCTCCATTCATTGGCGTTTCAAAACTACCTTGACCAATATTTGTTACTCTATTTGCTGTGTCTTGCAGAGAATCAACCCTTGCCGACCACCTTTCTACAACAGGTGTTAAGTCCTGCATTGTAGTTAATAACCCTAACATAACCCCCACCATAACAACCAGTTTAGCAATCTGCTCACGCTCAAAGCCAACCAATATTACATATCCAACAAACGACACAACAGAAATAAGGAGGAGATCGGCAATCCATTTGCTCACAATTTACCTGCCGCAAAGTCAAAGAATTTAGCGAGTAATTGCCACGCTACCTTAATCACGCAAAGAATAGCTGCAATCGTAGTGCCTGTTCTAATCATGCCTGAAATCTGCCCCTTACCAACTGCACCTGTTATCATTTCCGCTAACCATGACCCGACACCTAACATAACCAAGACCAAGATAACAAACCCCGGGGAACTAGGTCCGAATGCTGCGCTTGCTGCTTGCACCATTTAAACATTCCTCCTTTATCTGATCTAAGGAATACACTCTAAACTCCAACCCATTTACGTTCTCCTTCTCAATTTTCTCCTTAATCGTTTTAACTCTCCCTGTTGTGACCACGATAATTGCCGGGAACCTCTTAGTAAGAGATACCCACCACAACCCCATGTATGAGGCAGAATTAAAAAGATCGTTGTATTTCTTAACCTTCTTCCCGAAGTCATTCCCACTCCTGCTAATATCCAGTTCAACAAAGTAGAAATAATAAGCATCCTGCCATAGATTCTTAATTCCCAAGAAAGCATCCGGCCTTATCGTTTTATATCCCTTCACTTCCCTATCAAAACAATGTACCTTTTCCATGCTAGAAAGCGACAGGACAACCCATGTATAAACCCACGATACCCCTAAAACATGATCTATTTGACCGGGTTTGCGGTCCATATAATAAAAATATGGTTCACTTAATCTCATCCTGTCTCTGCTTATCTTTCCCCCTTCGTAAAGCTTCTTTAAACGTCTTTGAACTATCCTTAAACAGTTACGTTTAAACAGCAATAATTGAATCATATCTGTATTTAAGGCTATTTGAGATTCAAGTAAATTGTAAAGTTCTTTATCGCGCCTTGAGCATCTTTCTAGGTTGTTCATAGACCATCACCTCAACACGGCCAATAGTTTTGAGCAATTGCCTAGCCTTTTTAATTGGCAAAAACATAGATTGAGTTTCTAGCTCAGTATCCCATTGATAAATTCCCCTACCTGGGATTGATGGAATTAAACTAGCGTTTTCGTTGTCGAGTAACATACGACTATTGATACCATCACGGACATGGAAACAGAGTGTTCCACTAAACATGGCCTTGCTATCTCCAAACGCTTTCATCATTGTGGAACTTGGTCTTTGAGTGGCACATACAACACATACCCCTGCTGCCCTCCCAAGGCGTAGAATACGATTTAAGGCCGTCTGGCATTCCTCATCGTGCATTTCTGCCAACTCATCAATCACAACGACTAGAAATGGCAAGGAATGGCCTTGGTCGAGGTAATCCTGAATCTTTACACATCCCCTAGATTCCAATAGATAGAGTCGTTCGTCTAGATTCTTGTTAATGGCAGCAAGGACTTTTAATGCTTCTTCTTCTTGTGTGACCAATAAAACATGATCCCGAAGATATGAATACTCGAGTCTTTTAAAATCAAAGACTACAGTCCTTATGTCGGTTCTCTCATTAAGTAGCAATCCCATGATTAACCCATGGATGAAGTTGGATTTACCTGCCCCCGGATGCCCGGCAATAATTAAGTTTGGCATATCAGCCAAGTCTTTAACGATCTCTCCAATACTTGAATGACCAAAATGAACTGGTAAGTATCCCTTGAATTGTGAGGGGTCAAAGGAATAGGGGTACTCTTTCTTGATCTCAATAGTTGAAGCTTGCATAATAATAACCTTGCCTCTCTTTTCAATCTGCGCGCATCCCCCCATAGCATCAGCAAATAACTGTTCTTTGCTCTTGAAATCCTTATACCCAAGTCCGGCCCCCAAAGCTATGATGAATTTATAAGCATCTTTCGATAGTTTGATTTTCCTCAATATCTTAGGTTTAGGGTCCTTAGCCCAATGTACATCTATAACGTCCTGTACTGCTGCGTGAACGTCATTTCCTTTTCTGTGTAGGAATAGATATTTGAGTTGATCCCGAACCTCTTCAACGACATTCTGCTTCTTCATAGTTCAACCACATTACCCTTATCAAATGAGTTGAATACTCCCACCATATCTTCGTAAGCTTCATCCTCAGTGGAATAATAGACATCAAGCGCAAAATCATCCCCTATGTTTCCGACTAGAACATAATTGTGATAGCCCATATCTAGAAGGACGACCCTTCTTCCTCCTCCATTTAATTCCCTAGCATCTAACGATATTTCCCACAAAGTAGGGATGTGCAGCCTTACATCAGTCTCAATAACCTCCCAATCTTCAGATAAACACGTTCCCAATGTGTTTGCCATTACTCACCACTCCTTTCAATTGCCGTTTCTATATCATCTACTGTTTCCATAACTCCAAGCCTATTAAGGACAATTCTAGCCCCCTCTCGAACAATGTCACTCAGTTGGCCCTCCTCTGGATTTAAACGTCCTAGAGCATCCCTTATGTCCCTGTCATGCCTTTTTCGTAGATATGCCTTGATCTGCATTTCACCCCTCCTCTGTCATGAATGTGTCATGGTTTAAGGTATTACTCATTGTTTGTCCTTTATGAATGGTAATATATGTTTGACATATACACCGTATTGGTGTATAATTAAGATATAGGTTAGTGAGGTGATACGGTGAAAAGAATTGATTTGTATGTTACGGAGGATCAAGAAAAATGGCTAGTTGAGCGAACCAAAAAACTAGGTCTGTCTGGAAAGTCGGAATTGATGAGGATCATCATAGAAGAAGCAAGGGATGGAGGAGTAGAGGAGATGAGCGATTACAAGGACTTGGACGGAAATGAACTACCCGAAACAATAACTCTCAAGCGAGTTTATACAACCCAATGTCAGGTATGTGGAGAACCTTTCTTTTGCGCAACTCCACGTTGTCGAATGCCAATACACAAGATAGTGTATTTTGTACCCATGGATAATAATATAGTGTGCCTTAGATGCGCAATAGGGTCAGGGCTTGAGTTTGAACCAAGGATATATAAGGAGGGGGAGTGAAGTGCATGGTTGAGGGGATTGGGTATTAAGGATATTGGAAAGAAGGGGGACGAATGAGATGGGCACAAGACAAGGGAAATGCAAGTTATGCGGACTAGAATTTTAGCATCAATACGATAGTCATATATTCAATATTTTAAATACTATCGAAGAATGTAAATACATAAACATGGTGGCTAATCACTTTCTGGAGCATCATAAAGAGGATTATACCTTTACCGAACTCAACAAACTCGGAGTAATGACAAAAAAAGTAATCAGGGCAATATTCGCAGACCTGTTAGCAATGGCCATATTTCCATTTAGTTTAACCGTGTCTGTTTTATTCAAGATATTTGAATGGCTTAATGATAGGATTGGTGTATTTGATTAGGGCTAGCGCACGACCAAGGGTAGGTGTACCAAAATGTAAAGAGTGTGAAGTCCACAAGTATGAACCGATGGAGCCGGAGGGATACAAGTATCGTTGCCACCATTATATATGGCAATCGCCTTCATCAAGTTTTGTTTCGATGAGTCGAAGGGAATCTGTGTTTAGTCCCAAATGGTGCCCTAAGCGAATATAAAAATCAAAGTTTAACACAAAGCAATAAAAAAATACCCTCTACTCAAACGAGTGGGGGTATTTTAAATATCCTCTTCCACCAGGGACGCTTCTCTTCTGCTATCTCCCTTAACCTTTGCATTATATCTCTATCTCTCTCCTCTAGCCTCTTATCCCTATCCTCATCTCTCTCATCATGCCTTATAAGTGTTTCCTTTATACTCTCAAGTTCTTCTCTCAACTCAAGGATTAAACTATCTCTCTTATTGAGTTCTTCGATAAACACACTCCTAATGCTCTCCATTAAATCCTGTTTTACTACTTTTGGTTTGTTATCGTTCCCAACGAGAACGCCGTATTCATTATCAAGCTCTTGTTTTATTTGCTCATAATCCATACCTGCTTTGTATCGTTGCGCTATTAATCTAAACAGATCTGCATTAGACTCATCATATTTGCGGTGTCTGCCCTCTCCTGAGTATTTTAGGTACTCTTCATATTTATCTCGATAGAAAGCCGCAAGGCTTGGGCCTATGCCTGATCTTTCAGCTATTTGTTTTAGTGTTAGCATGTTACTCCTCCCTGTGGACAACCTTAGTTTTTTATAATTAATAAGATAAATCTTGTAATAGTATTTCTTGTGGGTAAAGATTCTTTACTGGTCGGGTAAAGATTGTTTACTGGTAAAGATTCTTTACTGGTTGTGGATTGTGGATTATGTGGACAGATTATCTCTCCCTCATCATCAGCTTAAAGAGAGTATCTCCGCTTAATAAACCTTCCTTAACTGATCGCTCAAGTTGTTCAGTTTCCTCTGTGCAGGGGAAATACATCAACTTCTCTTTACCGGGCTTTCCTGCTCTAGCTGTCCAAATGTATCCGCGCTCATCAAGCCATCTCATTCCGGCTATTACACTCGGCCTAGATAGTTTTGTTAATTTAATGAGTTGAGATAGCGACAACCAATCTCCAATCTTCTCCCACCCCCAAGTCTTGCGGATCAGCAGCAGGTAACACTTTAGGGCTGCCAAATTAGTTATACTAGGAATAATCTCATCAAATACTATGTTAGGTATTTCTGTGTAGTTTTTCTCCGGCCTTGGCAATCTGAACATAAATAAAACCCCCATCTAAATGCTAGACAGGGGCAAAAATATGTATTACACTATGAATACAACATAATAACCCCGTCTTAATTGAACCCCTTGAGATCACTTGCAGGTGAGAAGGCTCAGGGGGTTTCTCCTTGTTCATTCCTATTTCGACAGGGTTATCCTTTTATCCTTCAATACATTCACTTTATATTTCCTCTGCTCCGCACATCCCATCGCCCTCAATCTTTCTCTTAATTCCCCAAGATAGCGTTTATCAACGAGTATTGAGTCTCCAATTACCATTCCTCTAACCTCCATAAACTCACAAGCAATTACTTCCTTCATCAACCCATCTCCCATCGTTGCTACCTTTATGAGAACAAATGTTTCCTTCTGGAAACTCTTGTTTCTATTCTAGCAACTATCCAAGTCTCTGTAAAATGTAATAATAATACAGAAAGCGCAAACATTCGACAGTTATATTACACACAGTCGTTTGTTCGCGCTTTTATCTTATTTATTTATCTGTCTTTAGCATTTGCTTGATATTATCAATAAGAACTCCCCATGCTTCGGATGAAATTCCGTCTTCGCTCATCTTTTTGGCTAACATAATATAGGGGAGCTTTTCTTGGTTTGTAACAAATTCTAGGATGTCAGGAGGTGGTTCATAGTTAGAGATTTTGGCTAGTTCAGTAAATGTAACGGCTGTTTCGTCCATAAAGAACCACGGGTCCACTGACAGAGCCTTGGCAATCCTCTCCAAGGATTTCATGGCAGGCCGTTTTTTATTATTTTCTATATCACTTAAATAGGGAATGGATAGCTTGCACTTTTTAGATAAATCAGAGAGTGTCATTTGTCTTAGCTCTCTAACGTATTTGAACTTTTCTCCATAATTCAATCATAACACCTCCAATTTACCATATAGATAACATGCTCAATAACCATACTATTATACTCTAAGTAATGATGCAATAACGCTCCAATATATCTCTTTTAACTATTTGATAAATTATTAAAAATAAAAGCTTGACATTTTAGCTGTCAGATAATAAACTAAGTACAACAGCAGAAAACAAGCGCATATTTTTTTAATCAGTAAGTTAGCTATATGATAACTTAGGAGGTGAACTTAAACAAATGAGTCTCGGGAAGAACGTGAAGAAGTACCGAATGAAGCAAGGATTAAGGCAATGGGAACTGGCCCTAATCGTCGGAGTGGCAAACCCAACCATCAGCAACATTGAGATGGGGAAAAGAAATCCATCAATCGGGGTAGTGAGCAAGATAGCTCATGCACTTAGATGTTCGGTAGCTGATTTGATTCAGGAGTAGGGGGAATTATGAGAAACAGTTTCAAGATTAGTGGGGACACAGTGATCATACGCATAGAAACGCATACCAAGTCAGGAAGGAAAACTGTAACATCATACCGCGAAGCGATAATTGATCTTTCCGACCTCGATAGAGTTATGGAAATCACAGGATACTGGATGGCGAACACTAAAAACAATCCATATGTATACGGACCGGCAGGAGTAGGGATGATCCACAGATGGATAATGGAGCCACCAATCGGATTAGTGGTGGACCATATTAACCACGACACGTTTGATAATCGGAGATGCAATTTAAGAGTTTGCACAAGTGCCGAAAATACACGCAACAAGAAGCTAAGCCCTAGGAATAAGTCAGGCATATCAGGGGTAAGGAGAAATGGCAGTAAGTGGACAGCTGGGATAGGGGTAGATATGAAGTATGTTCATCTAGGAACATTTTCAACCATCGAAGGTGCCATTAAAGCACGCAAGGATGCCGAAATAAAGTACTTTGGAGAATTCAGACCCAAAACTAGCAAGTAAAGGAGAGGGTAAGGGGAATGGATAAGGAAGATATTTTGGCAACTATAACGAGAAGCGAATTTGATGAACTACTCAGCATCAAACGAGGGATAGAGGGACTCAAGCAAACCCTAGCCATTATAGGCCCATCTATTTCTGAGCTTGAAACTAGAAGGTCTGATTGGTGGGAGTATGTAAACGGAAAATACAACCTACCAAGGGGAAACAAAACCATAGATGGTGACACTTTTGAGATTACATTCGTTAAGGAAGAAGAAGTAAAGGAGAGATAACCATGAAAAATCTAACCAACGAGCAAATCTTATCTGTTTTATCACTAACCGAGAAAAGGCCCGAATTATTCAAGGCAGCATCAATTATGACGTCTTCATTCGGCTACTCACTGGATATTCACGCTGTGGAAAACACCTCACTTCACCAATTCCTTTACGACATATACCTCATTTTTCCCGGCATTGAATATGACACCATGGATGAATTCGATCATGACGATGGGACATATTGCGAACACCATAGATTTAAGGACGGCTTAACCCTGTACATCAACAAAGCACCTGGGCAAGAAGAAACGCCCTCCGCGGACACGGAGAGCGAAAAGGAAATAACTCCACTCAACTATACCACCGAAGAAGAGGTGAGAGCAATTGTATAGATACGAAATAACGCTCAAGGTAACAATTGAGCAAGCAGGACTTGAATATATTGTCTATCCAGTTGTCACTCGTTGCACTAACACCTCAGATCGGAGAGTTGTGGAGCAAGCAGCAAAGCATAGGTATATCAGGGAGAATTGGGGATCAATTAAGGATGTTGAGATTGCTAGAACATCAGTGAGAGTGGAGGGTGTGGCATGAGTATTATTTCTAGATTTTCAGTTACTATATCGCCTAAATATTTCGAAACCCACTCCCCCGAAAAAACACAGCACCTAACTCCTGCTAAACCGTACACTGTCATAGGGGTTGATCACACTGGTACAGATTGGGTGTTAATATCAGATGACATCGGAGAGTTGTATTGGTATAAATTCACAGAAGTAGTGGTGCACGAAATCGAACTACTCAAAGGAGGTACACCCAATGAATAACCTCCACCCCATCTTTCAATCCATCATAGACGGAACATTCCGCATACCTCAAAAAGAACGCAAGGTAGCGAGCAATGAGGAATATTACGAATTTCATGAGCCTAGAGATGAGCTCAGGGAATTGAATAACGATTATGAAAGGGTGAGTGCTTGATGAATTGGTTAGAAAACATTGAGCTTGAGGAATTAGAAACTATGTTCACCGAGGAAAACGAGGATCAATTAAAAGAGCGTTTTAAGATAAAAGACCTCTCCTCTCTCAATTGGGCATTACGCAAGCTATCCGCATTAGAGAAAAGCCATGCCGAAGAATCTGAGCTTGCAACAATTGAGATTGCACGAATAAGGGCATGGTTTGATAAGCAGGATCAATCATTTCAGCAGAGCAAGAACTTCCTGGAAGGGCTTATAGGCGAGTACGCAAAGGAACAGAGGGTAATTGACCCTAAATGGAAAAGCAAAAAAACACCGTATGGTGTGGTGGGATTCAGAAAGCAGCAGCCTAAGTGGAACTATGGCGATGAAGATAAGCTAGTAGATTTCATGGAAGAAAACGGCCTTGATGATTTGGTGAAAATCGAGAAAAAACCTATTAAGGCTGATTTAAAGAAGCTCCTTATAGTTAAGGATGGGATCGCGGTTAATCCAAGGACCGGGGAGGTAATACCTCAAATAACCGTGGATGAGCAGGAACCTTTATTATCAATTAAGTTGGAGGTGTGAGCATGGATAACTTAACTCTCTATAACGCAGTACGCCAACCACCCAAGGAGGCCCTTAAAGATATTCAAGCAGGACGCTTAAAGGGTAAGACAGACATTAATCCCATGTGGAGACTAAAAGCCCTTACGGAGCAATTTGGGCTGTGTGGTATCGGTTGGAAATACGCCATAACAAAGCAATGGCTTGAGCATGGAGGAAATAGCGAAGTAGCAGCCTTTGTCAATATTGAATTATTTATTAAGGTGGATGGGCAATGGTCGGATGCAATACCAGGGACCGGGGGAAGTTCATTTGTGGCAAATGAGAGAAACGGACTTTATACCTCAGACGAATGTTTCAAAATGGCCTTAACTGATGCAATCTCAGTATCTTGTAAGGCATTGGGTTTTGCAGCAGATATATATTGGCAAAGCGATTCAACGAAGTACAACAAACCGCAGGTTATGCCTAATAAGCAAGAACCACAACACAAAAGCAACACAACAGCAAGTGATATTAAGTGTGCAGATTGTGGCAACACAATAAATCAGGCAGTTAAGGCATTTTCAGAAAAGCAATTCGGCAAGGCGTTATGCATGACTTGCCAGAAAAAACAACAACAAAAGGGAGCGTGATTTATGGACTTGATCGGGCCAAAGACGCGAGCTATTCACTGAACCTAAATTAAATAATAGATGGAGGAATCACATTGCTAAATAAATGTATTTTAATCGGGAGGCTCACGAAATCGCCGGAACTTAGGTATACGCCGAATGGTAACGCAACTTGCTCTTTTACTCTAGCCTGTGATCGTCAAATGAAAAATGCTCAAGGAGAAAAAGAGGCAGACTTCCTAAATGTTAATGTGCCACCCTTCAGGGGAAAGTTAGCTGAACTGTGCGCCGAATATCTAGACCGCGGTAAGTTAGCTTCGGTAGAGGGGTCGATCCAAGTAAGAAGCTACACAGATAAGGATGGACAGAAACGCTATGTCACGGAAATATGCGCTGAAAAAGTTGTTTTCCTAAGTCCAAGGGACAACCCACTAGGGCGAGAAGTAGACATCGAAGATCCTTTTTAATCTCATGGGGGTAAAACCCCTCCTATTTTGCCTAACGATTGGACAAGTTTGAGAAAATAATAATTAAGGAGTGATCTTGTGAGTTTCACGAAACTAGAACCGATCAAAGGCGGTCATGGTGGATGCCTAAATTGTGGATACCAACACGATATTTTACCAATGAATGCGCTCGTAGCGGTTGGATTCGGAATCGCTACTGTTACTAAAAATGACAAAGTTATCTATGATGAAAACGATTTACCAGGCGATGCAACAGAAGAAGTGTATTGGACATGTCAGAAGTCAGAGGATGAAGCAAGGAAAGACCCCGACAATGATTGGCGCATTCATCTTATCGCGCCATTATCCGAACGACATTATCAACGTCAAGGTGAAGATCATTGGGTGCTTTACAAGAAAGGAACAGGCTTTGCATGATAACCTTTTTATTTTTTACCCTCTCCAAAAACTACCCTAACCTACATCCTATGTAGAGAGTAAGAGGGATAGAACTAAATTTGATAAAAAAAAGTAGGGAGTTAATCCTCCCTACGATCCTTCTTCTTATGTGTTTCTAAGCCTAGTTTGATGAAATAAACGATCTGCTGAGAGATGGAGCGTTCTTCTTCTTCAGATAGTTCAGTTACAGCCTTTAATAATTCATCATCAAGAGTAATCGTAGTTCTTACTTTAGCCACGCTTAACACCTCCAATTCACTGATTATAACATAGTATAACCATTAAACTAAGTAAGTATGCACAACGATGATAAATTAGAACAAAATTATTGAAAAGTATGCAGAATGATGATATAATTATCACATGGACAAGTTGTAGAAAGGAGCCTAACGATGGCAACAGTTAGAACCACAATCACTATAGACGAAGAGCTTCACAAGGAATTAATAAACTTATCTAAAGAGCAACAGAGATCGTTTTCTAATCAAGTTGTTTACCTTGCGAGGAAGGGAAGGGAATTAGAAAAGTTACAGACAGAAAAAGGAGTAATGGAAACGGAGGGGTTTAATGAAAAATCACTATGAAACAATTGGTGATACCACTGTAATTTACTTGCCTAGACGAGATAAGGAACCTTTGCAAACGCTAATTAGCACAAGCGACCTAGAACGAGTTAAAGAGTTTCCTAATACATGGTACGCAAACTTTACTGATGAGGTAAATCAATATTACGTCAAGGGCTTCAGGTACAAGAAGATTTATTTACACCGTTGGATAGCAGGAGCACGAGGGGAAATCAAAATAGATCATATAAACCATGACAGTTTGGACAACAGGAGAGAAAACCTCAGGATAGTAACTAATGCCGAAAATATGCAAAACCGCAAACAACTAAGTTCTAATAATACAAGCGGAGCAAGGAATGTTGGATGGCAAGACGGAAAATGGGCTGTGTATTTCACGGTAAATGGACAGCAAATGTATTTCGGTCGTTACGCATTACTTGAGGATGCCATTGAAGCTTCGAGATTTGCAAGAGCCTTTAATATGCCGGGTTCGCTTGAGGCGATGGAAATGAGCGTTTCAAATGGCAGATGTTAAGTGGATAAAGATTTACACAAACATGGTCAGTAATAAGAAAATAAAGCGTATACGCACTCTTCCAGAGGGAAACAGCATCATCTTAATATGGGTTTTCCTTCTAGCACAGGCCGGAGAGAGCAATAAAAACGGAGCCTTATATTTAACCGACACGATACCATTTAAGGCAGAAGACTTAGCGGTAGAATTTGATTTCGAGGTATCGGTTATTAGGTTAGCGATTATAACTCTTCAAAAATTCTCCATGATTGAAGTATTTGACGAAGTTATCTATATAAAGAACTGGGGTGAATATCAAAATATTGATGGGTTAGAGAAGATCAGGGAACAGACTAGAGCTAGGGTTTCAGCTCACAGGGAGAAACAAAAACAACTAGCAGGGGGTAACGCTACATGTAACGTTACGGTAACGCAAGGTAACGCAACAGAACTAGATAAAGAACTAGATAAAGATATAGAACATATACCATACGCTGAAATAGTTACCTACTTAAACCTTGAGACAGCATCTAAGTACAAGTCAACAACAGCAAAGACAAGAGACTTAATAAAAGCAAGATGGAACGAAGGATTCCGAATTGACGATTTTAAAAGCGTGATTGATAAAAAAGTAGCAAGTTGGTCGAATACAGATATGGGTAAATTCCTCAGACCAGAGACGCTATTCGGCACAAAGTTTGAAGGGTATTTAAATGAAAAAACATTGGATAGGCCATTAAGAGGAAGAATCGGAGTAACGGAGGGTGAGGGAGCCGGAATAAGAAGGGATGATATGTAGATGGAAAGCAAGGACCTAAAAGAACTGCTAGGCCAGAGCGCAAGGGAGATCATATCAACAGGCTTAAATCTTAGCCCTAATAAATCCGGCATGATCCTTTGTCCTCTGCATTCAGAGAAAACACCTTCAATGTCATGGTTTAAGAATGGTCTTATGTGGAGATGTCACGCTTGCGGAGAGAAGATCGACATCTATCGCTACTACACAGAATTTGAGGGCATGAGTTTTATTCAAGCGAAGGAGAAAGTCATGGATTTAACAGGACAAACAGAGTTGAACGTATTCGCACCGAGTAACCGAGCGGTTAAGAAAGCATATGACTTACCTAAAATAAAGTACAGAGACTTATCGCAGGAAGCAATTGATCTAATGGCAGTACGGAAGATAACGAAGGATACGTTGGATGCGTGGGGAGTTAGGGAATCAACGTGGAACGGAGCTAATGTCTATGTTTTCCCATATTACAGAGAACAAGACACTGAATTAATACACGTTACCTATAGGGAGATTAGGGCGAGGGGATTCAAGGGAGGGTGTGAGAAAAACACAGAACCTTTACTATGGGGGATGGACCATATTGAAAAGGGGAAACCACTTTTAATTACGGAAGGCCAACCCGATGCTATGGCAATATGGCAATCTGGCTATCACAACGTAGTAAGCGCACCAAGCGGAGCAAATAACCTTACCTGGATAGAAACCTGTTGGGAATGGTTAAAGGGCCGAGAGATCATAGTTTGGGCTGACAATGATAAGCCGGGGCTAGAGTTTGCAGAGAATATCAGGACGCGACTTAAAAACGTAAAAGTGATTGTGGCAGATAAACTTAAAGATGCAAACGAAGTACTTTATAAGCATGGTCCAGAAAAGGTTCTTGAAACTATACAGAGAGCAATAAACGAAATGCCAAGTGGAATGTTAGATATGGCTCATGTTGAGTACGCAGCAACGGCAGATGATGGAATTGAGACAGGTTTTTACGGTTATGACAGCTATGTGGGGGATTGGAAAGAGAAAGATTTAACCGTTGTATTCGGCAGGAATGGGGAAGGTAAGACAACCTTTATTAGTCAGGTTATAGCCCATTGCATAGAGAGACAAGTTAAAACGTTCCTCTATTCAGGGGAAATGAGCGAATACAAGATACAAGATTGGCTTTATAAGCAAATAGTAGGCAATAAAAAAGAGTACATGGACCAAGTACAAACCAAGTACAAAATCATTGAAGTGATTAAGCCGGAGATCATTAAGCGGATAAAGGAATGGCACGAAGGACTATTTTACCTATTCGACAGGAAAGAGGAAAACGTCGCAAACGACTTGGACAAGTTCTTTGAGTTGATGGAGTTGGCTGCAAGAAAGTACGGAGTAAAGCTATTCATCATTGATAACCTAATGTCAAAACTTGAGGAGAAAGCGGATAGCCTAAACAGCGATCAGGCGAACTTCGTTCAGAGGTGTAAGTTTTTCGCTATTAATAACAAAGTACACATAGTCCTGGTATGCCATCCGAACAAGATAAAAGGCGAACTCACCGGGGAAGAAGGGAACCTCGAAAAAACGGACATATCCGGCAGTAATAATATCCCAAATAAAGCAGACAACATAATTGCGGTAGAAAGAGTGTGGACCGAAGGTGGGTGTGATGCGCTCATAACAAGTCTAAAAGATCGGGAAGTGGGGCAGCGCAAAGTATTCAAGTTCTACTTTAGCCAGAAGACATTGAGGTTTTTTAATGGCAGCACAAACGAGCGTAAAAAATATGGCTGGGAAGAAATTATTGAGAGAGAAAAAGCAGCGCAGGAAGAACTACCATGGAATTGAGGGGGTGACAAGAAACGGAAATGTCAGACGATGATTTTATAAAGATTGTGAAAAAGATAATAAAACTAATCTCTACAAGAGATCCGCAAGAACACGAAAGGATAGCAAAGGAGAGGGTTTGATGAATTACTGGGATTGCGCCAGAACAATGCTACCACTTAGCAACTGTCTAAAACGCCATTACGCCTGTGTAATAGTGTGTGACAACAGGATTATAGCAACAGGGTACAACAAGAGCCTAGAGGGATGTACTACCTGCGCTAGAGAAGGTATTGCACATAACGTTGGTGACTATGCGGAATGCCGGAGCGTACACGCAGAACAAATGGCACTACTGACAAGGATGGAAACATATCAAGAGGCTGAACTATATCTAGTATGCGATAAAGACCCGGACCCTACACCTTGCCCGATATGCAAAAGGATGATGGATTTTTGCGGCGTGAGGTTACGGAGGGAATCGGATGAGTTATAGCTTTTATATCTCTCCTGAAGACTACAAAACAGCAGAACAAAACGGAATAAGCAAAGGAACCTTAGAGCAGCGCATAAGAGGTTTAGCGTGGGATATGAAAACGGCCACAACTAAACCACCTAGACAGCAGATACCCATTCTTAAAGAGTGGCGAGAAAGAGCAGCGAAAAACGGCATATGCTACGAAACACTACGAAAAAGAATCAACAAATGGGAATGGGAAGTAGAGCGAGCTATTACTCAACCCCTGATAGACAGGAGAAAAAACCTATCAAGGATCGCAAAGGGCCGCAGGAAATACCCTATAGAGACTTTGGAAAAAGCAGAGAAGAACGGTATAGCCTATGCAACCTTTAGGCAAAGACTTTATAACGGATGGAGCATAGAGGATGCCTCGACAATCCCGGTAATGTCCAGGACTGATATAACTCACATAATAAAAAATGAATACGGCATAGCGACGAGAAAAAAACGTCCGCAGTATGTAAAAGGAGGAGAGCATGAGCAAACAGGCGGAACTCAGGGAGAAGTACCCAACGCAAAAGCAATACGATAAGGCGAGAGCGGAATATAAAACAGAGCAGGATTTTTCGGAGGCTATAGGGTTTAGTCGTTGGGCATTGCGTACGCATCAAAAGTGGTTGAGTAGCGGAAGAAAACCAATCGTAGAGAGGGTAAAGCATCATTATGTTAAAAACGCTGAGATTGATCAGGGCATAAGAGAAATAGTATCGAGGGAGCCAAAGAAGGAACCGAGAGAGCAAATAAACCCATGGATGAGGAGAGTTGTAATATGAGCGTTTATGAACTAAGAGAAGCAGGTAAACAGTATTGCGCTACTGAGGGATCTGAACATTACAAAGCAGGGGATAAGGTGGAACCATTGGATCTTATTATTGCCAAGGGATTTATCGAGGACTTTTGTCTAGCAAACATCATCAAATACGCAGCGAGATTCAAAAAGACTCAGAACCTTGAGGATCTTAAAAAGATAACAGACTACTCACATATTTTGTGTGGCTCGAAGTTGAAGAAGGAAAAAGAGGAAAAGACCTTTGAGGAGTTACGAGACATGGGTATGTAATAGCGTGTTAGAGGGGCTAGAAGGGGTCTAGGACGAGAGCAAACGAGTTAGGGGTATAATTGGAAGGGTAGAGAAAGGAAGAGGGCTAGAATGGACGTTAGAGAGTTGGAGCCAGGAAGAGAATTGGACGAATTAATTCGAGCTAAGTTTTTTGAAACTAAATATATGTGCCATATTGATGGTTGTTTTGAGGAAAATTGCTGCTTGGAAAATAATATTCATGATTGCTCAATAGCGGAGGATTTGGATGAAATTGGCTTAAAAAAGGAAGATTGTTCGGCATGGAAAATGGTTGAACCAGAACCGTTTTCAACAGATATATCGGCAGCGTGGGAAGTGGTCGAGAAGATCAAGCGTAAGGAAATACGTGGTTATGGAGATATAAGAATATTTTGGGGAAATTACGGACCAAATACAACGCCAAAAGGACCATGTGGTCAGATGGTATATCCTGACTCATTAGCTTGGTTGTGCGGTATCGAGATGGAAGACGGAAGATTATTTAGTGTTGATTCAAAAACAGCACCTCACGCCATATGCCTAGCTGCACTTCTAGCCATGGAGGATAAAGCATGAGTAAATACGGTGCAAAGAAAACTGTAATTGATGGAATAAAATTTGATTCGATAAAAGAGTCAAAAAGATACTGTGAATTAAAGATACTAAAGGCTATGGGAAGGGTTAAGGATTTCTCATGTCAACCAATGTTTATTCTTCAAGATGGATACCGCAGGAAGGACGGAAAAAAGATCATAGCTATCAAGTATTTCGCAGACTTCAAGGTTGAGTATCCAGACGGAAGGATCGAGTATGAAGACGTAAAAAGCCCTGCAACGGCAAAAAAAGAGTCATTTTTAATTAAACGTAAACTATTAGAGTGTAAGTACGATTTAATATTAAGGATTGTGTGAGGTGTGTGGTTAGATAGCAAGTTAATAAAGGGGGAATAGTTCAATGTCCCTACAACGAAAATCTAAATGGAATAGAAAAAAATACGGAGTAGCCTATAAATTTGATGCGGTAGAGGAGACGCGGAGAAGAACAGATTTGTTTTGGGATGAATTGAGTTTGCCAAAGCATAAACCAACAAATAGAAAACCAAAGCCAAGTAAGCCAAAGGGATCACACAACACAGTAAAAGTAAAACTAAAAGCAAAGGCGTATAGGCAAGCTGAGGAACGAGATGAAGGATATTGTGTGGTGTGTATGGGTATGAGGGGTATAAAGGTTAATGCTAATTCTCACCACCACATAATTAAACAAAGCACAAGATATAGACCAGAATACATTCAGCGAATGGAAAACGTAGCTCTCGTTTGCAATGATGACCATACTGAGATTCATAACCCCAAGAAGGGGAAAAGCGAAATACAGGCCTATTTGGAGTCGTGGCAGCAGAGATATTACCCGGAGTATTCTGCAATGATGAGGGAGTTGGCGAAGGTAACAGGGTGTCGGGATCAATGGCTAATCGAGAGATGGAACGCAAAAAACTTAGTAGTAGGATGGGTAATATGAAAAAGTGTGCAAATTGTGAGCATCGGTATAAGCATTTGATCGAATTGCCATGCCGTGAGTGTAAGCCTGTAGGAAAAGGGGAGAAGACGAATGGATAAATTGTGCAAAACATGCAAGTACGAAGATTTTTCATTACGAGAGTTACCCTGTCGAGAGTGCAAGGGGCCTGGTACGAGTTACGGAAAATGGGAGTCTGCATGTGGCCGAGGGATTACCTTCCCCATCTTAAACAACCTAACCCCTACAGTACAGGGATGCACCAATAAACTCATCGAAGAATTAGGCGAATTACTTGCGCTAATCGGCAAAGGGCATCAGCAAAGTGGAGAGTCGGACAAAGCGGTAGAGCAGATAGTTGAAGATATAGAAATGAACATGGTTATGGAGGCGTTTGACGTTGCTCAATCGGCAGTAACAATGGCTCATACTCTGTGTAGTAAACATGGGATAGACATGGAGATGATGCTTAGGGACCATAGGCAGAAGCTTTACGACAGGGGGTATCTCAAATGAGTCATATACTAAGTGTTATGTTCGGGGCTATG